CTCAGATTCGTCCGTGCCACCCATGACCTTTGACTGTCCAAAGTAAAGGCCACTATTCAGAAACGGAATAGAAAAGGGTGTCGATCGCTCGTTAGCGAGATCGTAATGGAAACAGGCACTGTTTGCATTAGCATAGACGGGGTGGTGGTAGGCCTTTCCAGGGCTCATACTCAAACCAACCTTCTTCCCAAGTTCCACGTGGTCAGACCACAGTGAACGACGTGCGACATAAAGCATGTCATCTCCATTGACAAGAACCCCTTTGAGTTTCTCATGAAGAGAGCGCTTGTCCTCTCGGCAAACTGTCAGGTACAGACCAAGGTTTGCGAGGCAGAGAATAGGAAACGAAAGAATCGATCCCATAAGTTGGCCGTTCTTTTGTTCAACGGGCTCAACCTCCTGGTTGAATGGAAATGGATACTGGCAACGATGTGGGGCAAGCACTGCCTTCCACATCGCGACCATTGCCGGGTTCTGGCCCTCCACGAGGTACCCCAGAATGAGACTGCTCAAATATGCACTGAGCTTGTCGGTGGCAGCCGAGTAATCAATCGAGAACCACTCGTATTGACCCTCGCCACCCTGCACACGATGCTGTGCCAGGTCAAAAAGGTCAGTCGGACACAAGGGTCGACCGATCAAACGGAAACAGTCCATCTCGCGCATGACTCCATGCAAAGCCTTCTGAAGGGGCTTCGCGAGGTAGTAAGGAACTGCTTCCCCCTTTGAGATGACCCTCACCTTCAAAGGTTCAAGGACGGCCTGGATGGTCGCCTTGAGTCTGACGGGCTTCTCGGTGAAAATAGTATATCTTTCACCATTGTGCCACAACTCCCGGGTATACCTACGAGGTAGATATCCGTCCAGCTTTCCGCTGAGAGTTGACTGCCATTCGGCTTCCATCTCTGGATAGCCGTAGACCTCCTGCACGTAGTTCGCACGAACTACACCGTTCACAACGACGATCGGATAGAACTTCATCTGGATCAGATCGGGCAGGGTCCTGCGTTGCACAGGATTCATTGGGTTACAGGTCAAGACGCCAGGAACCAAACGTGAGAGCTCCCCGAGCTGCCCACCCTTGGTACGACTTGCCTCGAAACACGCGCGCGTGGATGCACCGTGCTCCGTTTCCAACATGGGGGACCCATCCCCCTCAGAGGCGCCTAGCGCCTCCCTCAGTCTTCGACGTATCGACTTCAAGACTGGGTGCAACTCCTTCATCACGAGTTCCGCGGTCTCATGATCGAGCGGATCCTCCAGGCTCATCGCTTCTCTATGCTCTTTGTAAGTGGTTAACACCAATTCTTCAGAGAGAGGAAGCGCGGCCCTCTTGGCTTGCAAAAAGCTATACCAGAGGTGCGTATTTCTTCGGTTGAAGGTACGCAATCGTGATTTGGACCAAGACTTCCACTCACCAGAGGGAACAAACTCCACATCCGGTGGTTTGGGCGCATCACAGCGCAAGTACTTGGCCATGGGAGCAACAGTTAGGTACTTTGCTCTTTTGAAGAAGACTACCTCATCCGGCACGGATAGGTAGTGGGTCACCTGCAATCTAAAGGATTCCACGACAGACTGTGGAACTTCGTGATGGTCCAAAACCAAGACCAATCCCCGAAGAATTGCTTTGACTCTCTCGGCGTGATCGCGAGGCGCGACACCCGATTGGAGAGGGTATGGTACCCCTCTCCCCCGCGATTCAATGTTGGCGGGGTCAGACGCTGTCTGACTAAAAGATTGGCCGCTCTCCGGGACATCAGACGCACTTGATGTCTCACCCTCACAAGGGGTTTGAGTCGGACAATAACATTGGTGACTATCAAACTTGCTAGGTTCGATCTTCGGATCTGCAATGTATTGCATCGGAAAGTTTTAC